TCTAGTGCGCCAACAAGTACTTTGGAAGCGTCAACTGCCATAGTTAATTCCTTTCATCTTTAATATTGACTGACATAGAAAATGTGACCTGCCACACGACAAAGTCGCCCTCTTGCTTGCCGTAGCTAAATACGTTTGGCGTGAAGACGGCGTTAATGTTTCTGTCTGATGGCGGGGCCACTTTAAGAGCAATGGCAAGCTCATGAGCAACCTGCTCAGAGCGTGCGCTGCTCCTCGTCCATATTGATATGGTGTACTCAGGGGAATCGTGCGGATAGTCCATCTCGCCGCCTGTTCGGTCAACAAGAAGGAACTCATCTGGAGTGTTCTTCTGTACTTCGGTCGAACAAGGTAGACCGATTGTGGTATGTGCCCACTTGATGACGTGCTCCATTGAGCTGAATATCATAATTACCCCCTAGCTGCCTTTTGCAGCGTGTTATGCAGAGCGTTAGAGTTGATTGCGTGCACACTTGCTGTGTGAACAACCGCATGAGCGCGATTCTTGCCGACTGTAACCTTTACGCCATAGTCTTTAGCACCGTACATCGAAGCGGCACGAGCTCGTATCTTCTCTGCACTCTTGCGTAAGACTTCCTGCGTCTTAGCACCAGTCAAGATTGATGTCAGCTTGTTTGCTTTATAGATCATCTTGACTGTGCCGCCCGCGTTAGAAGCCGTGAACTGCCTAGCCATCAACAACTCCAAGCGGTACTAAGCAGCTCCATTTCCAACCCCTCGGAATCATCTGCTTTGGGAAGTCGACCGGAGCGCCAACAACGTTGAACCAACGTTTACCATCTGGACTAACCTGCGCACGTCTGAGACGCTCCGCCCAACCTCTTGGGAAGTAAGCGGTCGCCGTAACTTCAACGCCTTCAGGTCTGCTTACCTCTAAGTCTTTTGGCTGAAATGGCGCAAAAAGACATCCAGGAACACTTATTGGCTCTGAGTATGTGAATGACTCGTTGCCAAATCGGTCGGTGCCAGATGAGGTGCGCTCTTTAACAAGAAGCGTCATTGTTGGCTTCATTAGTCCTCCTTTGGAAGAGGGTTTGCAAATACTGCGTACCCCTCATCTACTCCAAGAAGTGACTTCTCAAACGATGTGAAGTAGATGTCTCCTGTTGGATTTGAGTAGGATACTGAGCCGCCAAAAGGGGACGCAGTCCAGGACTGCGACTGCACGCCGATTGGTGTTTCTGAGCCAGCCTGGAGTACTCGGATTGCCACCTGGCAAACAACAAGCTTCAGAACAGCTGGGTCCTTAGACTCAACATCGCAAAGAGAGCCAACAGCAGCAGAGATAAGGGAGAGCAGGTTCTCCGCTCTCCCTTCATCTGTTGCTTCTAAGGTTGGAAACATTGCTTTTAAGTCGCTTAGAGTTGCGAAGGGCTTAATCTGCCCCACCATGACTAAGCACTCTTAAGAACTGCGAAGCCCTTAGGGTCAATGACTGCGTAAGAGTAAACAACCTCTGCACGATAAGCTACCTGTCCAAGACGCTTGAGGTCACCAAGTCCGTCTGGATCACCAGTCTCGATGGTCTCGATGTTGATGTCGCGGACAATACCCCACTTGATGAGGTTGAAGTCACCCATAACTGCGAGAACCTTGGTTGCAGTCTTAGCAAGAGCACCGGAGACGGTGTTGGAAGTTGCAGCCGCAAGGCCATCGACTACACCAGTGTTGAGGTTGATTGGAATCTCAGGGAACATGCGCAGACCAGTGTTCTTGACACGAACCTTGCGCAGGCTGGAAGCGTATGCCTTGGAAAGACCGATACCAGAGATGGAATAGCCTGGGTCAACTGCGTCAGCGAGTGCATCGAGGTCAGCTGCTGGGTCAGTTGTTGCAGTGACAGCGGTTGCACCAGTAGTCAGAGCAGTAAGGCCAGTTGCAGCCATACCAGTTGCAGGGTTGAGACCATGGAAAACAAGGTAGTCAAGACCACGGCCAAGTGCAGCAGCAGACTTGTCAACGATTGCGTCAACAATCTGAAGCTGGCTGTCCTCATCTGCCCACTGTACCTCGTTGGAGAAGCGGACAGTGACAGAGAGCTTCTTAATGGTGTGATCTACTGGCTTCAGACCAACAGTCTGAGAAGAGTGCTGTGTTGACTCGCCGACAATCTCAGCTTCTGGGTCCTGAGTGAACAGGATGGAAGCGCGGTTGGCAAAGATTGCTGGAGAAGAAGCAGACAGAGTCTGAATGACGGAAGTGTCTGCAACCTTGGAAACAAGGTCCTTTGCAATCTCAACAGGGAGCTTAATGTTAGTGGTATTTGTTGCTGGCATTGTTAAATCCTTTCTTAATTACCAAATAATTGACGTGCAAGTTCGACCTTTGCGGAGTTATCTCCTGCTTCTGTGGTGAACTTGCCAGGATGTGGAGCTTTTACTCCTGCTTTAGGCTTTAAGTGCTTGACGAGTACCTCTGCAAACTGGCGCATATCCTCTTCTGTGGAACCTACAACAAGTTCCTCAGGCACATTGAACTCAGACGCAATCTTTCTCTTCATCGAGGCTTGTTCCTCACGGGTCTTATAACCCTTTACTGCGTCTTCTGCTTCCTGTGCACGCTTCTGCGCTTCTGCAAGCTCCTCTGTGGCTTTGGAGTTCTCCTTGGAGCGCTTTTCCCATTTGCGTGCCTGAGCTTTCCAGTAGTCAACGGTGTCAGTCTCATCAAGCTGTGCAGCTTCTTCTTTGACTTCCTCTGTTGTCTCTTGTACTTGCTCCTGCTCAGTAGTGTCTGGCATCTTGTGCCCCTTTCTTTTTTGTCCGTGCGGACCTAATAAAAAACCAGCTGTGCAGCTGGTTGATTACACCGATTGATTAGAGTCAGTATCTTGTTCTTGCTGTTTACGCTTCTGTTGCTCTTGATATTCGAGCCACTTTGCGTAGTATTCCTTTGGGTTATAGCCACCAACCTGTGTTCCAGGTTTGCCCGCTACAACCTTGCAACGACAGTGATCGTGATAATGTCTTGTTGCGCCTTCTTTGTTGAAGTAGAAACCATTTGCGGCAAGACGAGCGCAGAATGCACACTCATTGCCCTGTGGGACGCGTGCAAACTTCAGTCCATGACGTGAGCCTGCGTTTGTCGTGGTCCTATTTGCTTGTTGCAATACCTCACTCTCAAGCAGGTTGCCGCACATCTCCAAAAACTCTGAAGCCTTAATGTCATTATGCGCGGCAAACTCTGCTATTTGCTCACGGTATTTGGTGTTGACAAACATCGGAACATTAGCGAGGTCTGTATTGCTCGCATGCTCACCGCTTGTTTTATCAAAGAAGTCGAGCGCAATCGAGCCAGCTGCATCACCGTAGGTGAGCGTAACGCTCACCATCGACTTGTTGACCAACTCAATGAACTCAACATCATCCATATCTGGCTTAATCTTTAAGCCTGCTTGGATAAGGCGTTCAAGACTAGAACGCGCTCTGCCTTGCAAGCGTGTAAGCGTTGCGTGGTACGCGTCCATCTCTCTCTTGCTAATATTCATAGCTACTCACCCTGTGAAGCCGCTTTTACAAGTTCCTGTGAAGCAAACCTGCGTCTGTCAGCTTGAAGCTCTGTGAGAACGTCATCCTTATAGCCAAGAGCTCGCAGCGGAACATCAGAGCTTGCAAGCCATGGGAAGGTTGATACCTGCTTAGTAATTGCATCAGACATTGAGACGGGCGATGGTGTCTCTGGATTAGCAAATACTGCTGTTGTCTCGTTGTCTCGCATGGCACTGTAGAAGTCCAAATCATGCTTTACTGCAAGAGCCATAGCAGAGACGTTGACAAGAGATCTCTTGCAAGAAGCAATGTAGCTTGTAATGTCAATAATTGCGTCTTCCTGGTTAGCGATGATTGCATCTGCTGAAGTTGGATTAGCAGATGTGAAGCTAAGCGAGGAAAGAGGAACGTTCGTTGCGTCTGAGAACATGGAAGCAAGCAACTTCATGTAGTCGCTATGTGGCTGCATGGTGAGCTGTGGAAGCTGTCCATAGTTCGGAATCTGCTTGTTCTTGTTTGGCGTCGCAATGAACGTTGAGCCAATGAACGCGCCAAAAGGTGAGTCAGCAATCTTCTGAGCAACGCTTGCATCAGCGCCAAGCAGATACTTCTGTGGAGCAGAAGCAAATGCAGCAGTTGCGCTCATGTTAAGAATCTCACGTTGCGCATCATCGACAAGGCTCATGACTGTGCGGCTAATGCGTGATGTGCCGAACGGACGCTCAAGCGTTGAGTGGTATGCCACAGGCTCAACGGGTACACGACCCATTGAATGAGACTCTTCTGTAGCAAACCATCTGCCATCGAGCAAGCTAAGCGTGATGAATGTATCGTCTGTGAAGACGTAAACAAGAGTCGGAGTCTTAATCGACTGTGTTCTGTTCCACTCAGCGTCAACCACTACAAGAGCAGCTTCAATACGCTTCTTAGCGTCTGACCAGATAGCAGATGCGGCCGTTGCAGGATAGCCAGAAATAACGACATCTGGTTCATTGAATTCTGGATTTCCTTGAGTAACGCTAATGAACGCAACTGAGTGTCTAAGTGAACTCATGACTACCTTGCGTACCAAGTTCTCCAAGTCATTCTCACGAGCAATGGTACGCAGTTCTTCTTTAACGGCTGTGTCAGTTGCATTGAAGTTCTGGAACTGTACGCGATCAGCCCACCAGTTGACGCACTTTGCGGCCCAGTCAATCTTGGCATCAATCTTGGAAGCCAACTGAGGAAGAACAGAAACGCCTAAATCCTTAACCTTTACATTACCGTTGTAATAACGGTCTCTGAGAACATTCCTGGTGTAATGCTTGCGCCAAACTGCAACAAGTTGAGAGACAACCTCTCTGTTCTCGTCAGATAGACCAATGGCAGCAGCCATAGAAGCATCGAGTCCTCTATCCACTAGAAGAACACCTCGCCTTCATCTTCATCATCTTCATATTGCTTAGCCGCCCAAGCAGCTAATGTGGCAGCTTCAACAACCGCTGCTCTCTCACCATCAAAGCCCCAGCCACCTGTGCGACCAATGGGACGCTTATAGGACTCAGTGACTGCCTTTGTTAGCTCATCTTCTTCTGAGTCATCTAGGGAGTCAGGCTTAAACCATGTAATTAAGCTTTCATTGACTGCGTCGACAAAATCAACGTTGGCTGTGATTAAGTCAGCAGCCGCTGGAATTGTCACGTTGTCTTCCGGAACAGAATCAATGACACGTCTATAGAGAGACTCAGCACCTGCCTTGCCGTCAATAATGACGGGCACCGTTTGTGCCCGCTTAGTTACAAATTCTGCAAGTGCTTGCTTGCCGCCAATGGTAGCTCTCTTGTCTACGAGCTCAACATGTGTTGTGTCACCGTCTTTGATTGCAACGCATACAGCGAAGTAAATTCCATCAACTGAGAACTTCACCGCATACGCAGATGGCGTTCCTTGAGGTGGCGCAGATGTTGCGCATCTCTGCCAAGTCTCTTTGTCAATGAGTGGTGCGCCTGCACCTCCTGCAAGCTCTTGCGGGGTAAGCCATACGCCCAAGCATTCTTGGGCGAATTGCAAACTATCCATCTGAGTTCTAAGAGCCCTGAGAGCCGTTATGTTTGTAATGCCTTCCACAAGCGAGGGCGCTGCTTGGTACCAACGCTCCTCATCTGTGACATCGCCAACTTCCTCAAGTCCATACTCAATCCAGGACGTCTCAATCTCACCTTTGTTGTTGATGGTATCTGAACGCATCTTGTCGAACTTGTCAGCAGGAGAGCCAGCTCGCCTTGGAGTACCCATGTAAATAAATTGCGGGTTCTTATTAGGACCACTGGAAGTGGTTGGCAATAACGCTTGAACGTGCTCTGGTAAAAGTTCCTGTGCCTCGTCAACCACAATGATGTCGAACGTATTACCAAGGTTTGCCGTCTTAGTACGACAACTGAAGGCAATAAAACCTTCTCCCTTGCCTTCTGCTTGTGGCTTAAAGGTGAAGCTTTCTTGTGCGGTCTTTGACGATACTCTCAAGAGTGCATCATTGAAGTACTTGATACCTCGAACCTCATCGTTTGGCTTAGTACCTAAGATGTTGCGGAAGTCCTCAAGCGTCTTAACCGTGGTGTTGTAGTTGTGTGCGGTCCACAAAATGCGGTAGCCAAACATCATCGCTAGTGTGATGACATACCACTCGACAATGGTCGTTTTGCCATTCTGCCTTGGAACTGACAAACCGAAGATGCGCTGAATGAACTGAAGGTCAGTATCAACTGCTGCGAGTATCTCAAGTGCTTTGATTTGCCACTGTGCAAATTCAAAGCCACCCTCTTTAGCAAGTGCAACAACAAGCGGTGCCAGCGATTTGGTATATGGCTTGTAGATACAATATCTAGGCTCCAACGACGAACTTGAGGGCTTGTGCGACTGCGTCGTCGTGCTTTGTTTCCACCACCTCT